TTGTGGAAAGTCCATTGAATTACAAACCCCTTTTAAAACAAAAGTTAAAACTAAATATCATAAAATGAGCAACTCAGACAACTTACTTCACATCATTGCAAACATCCTACTTGAGGTTAATATACCAGAAGAAAAGAAGCAACTCATTAGAGATGCTATGAAATCTGACACCCCCACCTCCAAGAAATTTATCGCTCCTACAATCCAAGATGTATTCGCTCACTTCACCGAATTGAATGTTACTGAGTCAATGAAGCATGCCCAGGAGTTTGTTTACTTCTATGACAGCAAAGGCTGGATGATCGGCAAGAATAAAATGAAAATCTGGAAGTCCGCTGCCGGTCGGTGGGCTATTAACTTACCCAAAGGACAACAGAAGCCACTAATCGTATGAGTTATCAGAGCGATTTAATGAAACTTGGTATTGATACCAAAGGTAAGTTCAGCGGCGTAATTAAAACTGTATGTCCCCGGTGCTCGGCCACCCGAAAAAAGACATCTGATCCCTCTCTTTCGGTAAACATCGACGAAGGGTTGTACAAATGCCACCATTGTCAGTGGAAAGGAACGGTGGCTATACAGAAGTACAACCGCCCCGAGGCTAAAGAAACTGCTCCCGATGATTTGTTGCTTCAGCATTTTCAAAAGCGGGGCCTCAGTGCCGAAACAGTAAAGCATTTTAAGGTCACTCAGAGCATTGAAACAATGCCACAGGATGGAAAGCCCCACAAGACCATTTGTTTTAACTACTTCGAAGGCTATGAACTTGTAAACATCAAGTTTAAGACTAGAGAAAAAATGTTCAAGATGGTATCTGGCGCCAAAAAGATCCCTTACAACTTAAACGGCATCAAAGATTCTGACACCGTCATCATCTGCGAAGGCGAAGAAGAAGCAATGGTATGGTTTGAGTCTGGCTTTCCTTACGCCATCAGTTGCCCAGCAGGTGCCAACGCAGGCAATAATAATCTTGAGTGGCTCGATAACACCTATTCATACTTCCAAGACAAACTGATTTACATTGCAACGGACAACGATGCTCCCGGCAAAAAGTTATCTGACGATTTATCTCGAAGGTTTGAGCCTAGCAACGTATTCATTATTGACTTTGGAAAGCACAAGGACGCCAACGATACGCTGATAGCCGAAGGCAAGCAAGCCTTGATCGATATCAAAGACAAAGCAAAGCCATTACCTATCCCCGAGATCAGTAGTGTCGAGGATTACTACAAAGAATTAAACTTCATCTACGAGAATGGCTATCCCAAAGGAGACAATTTGGATTATCTGGAACTTGACCAACTGATTTCGTGGAAGCGCGGACAGTTCGTAGTGGCCTCGGGCATCCCCGGTAGCGGGAAGAGTACGTTTGTAGACCAAGTTTGTATTCGATTGGCCTGTCGTAAGAACTGGAAGTTCGGAATGTTTAGCCCAGAAAACGATAACAAACTAAAATCGATTCGCATGGCAGAACAGATCGCAGGTAAACCCGTGCATGGCAATAACCGAATGACCAAAGAGTTATTTGAAAGAGCCTTGGAAATAATTAACAGTAAGTTTTATTTCTATGACACCAACAACCTTGATGATTACAAAATTGACAACCTTCTACGTATCGCTAAGAATCTGATACGCCAGCGCGGAGTCGACTGCATAGTCTTTGACCCATTCAACTATATCGAAAGTGATTCTAAGGAAGAAATCATGAACGAAAAGATCGGTAAGATGCTCGTCAAAATGAAAAAGTTTGCTCTGACCAACGATGTGTTAATCGTTTTGATAGCCCACCCGCGCAAGATGGGTAAGAATACGCAGACAAACGAGTACGATGTACCTCGTCTCTATGATATTTCTGGCTCCCACCACTTCTTTAACGTCTGTGACAACGGATTTGTGGTGCACCGGCAATACCAAACTGGCCTTGTAGAAATACACGTACAGAAAATCAAACACTACTTTATGGGTAAAGTAGGTAACGTAACAATGGACTTTGATCTGCCCAGCGGTAGATACAAGGAACAAACTGAAATATGGACAAACGAAATCGACTACAATGACACCAACAACCTCTTTGATCAGTTCTCTCAGATACATTTCTAGAAGGAAAATAGACGTTGAATATATCAATGTCAACCCCAACACCTACATTCGAATGCAAAGTGCAGCAAAAGCCCTTAAGAATTTGGAATGTTCTCTGCACCCCAACCACTTCATTCTGACAATGAATGATTGTAAATTTCTAATCTACAGTCGTAACTGGCGACGTTCTCACAACATTCACAGTTACTACTTGATTGAAAATGGCATGTACTTCTTTGACTATCTAATCAAACTGAAAGATGAAGACAGTAGTCTATGACATTGAGATATTTCCGAACTTCTTCTGCTATATGGATATTGACATCGAGACAGGAGAAGAAAAACTGTTCGTGATTCACGAGTCGCGCAACGATTTGGAAGCAATGATTCACTACAACTGTCTGCCTAAACTACGAATTGGATTCAATAACTTATACTTTGATGCCCCGGTGCTTGAAATGGTAATGAATAATTACTCGTTATTTCAAAAACTGAGCCCTGAGCAGTTACTGAATTCTCTTTACAATCAAGTTCAAGTCTACATTCAAAACGAAAAGAAGGAAAAGTTCCAGGGAAAGTATGAGATTGACCTGTTTCTGATCAATCACTACAATAATAAGGCTCGTAGCACGTCATTAAAAGCCCTACAGTGCAGTATCTATTGGGAGAATGTACAAGACATGCCTTTGAAGTTTAATGAGCCTGTACCCGATTCTTTGATTGACGAGGTGATTAAGTACAACCGCAACGACGTTCTCTCTACCAAGGCATTCTATGAACTGAACCTTGACAAGATAGAATTCCGCAAAGAGTTAAGCCGGGTGTATAAAAAGAACATGATCAACTTTCCAGACATCACCATTGGGGAGGAGATATTTCTTCAGTACATCAAGAAGGAAAGCGGTGTGAGTCGCAATGATCTGAAGGCTAAAATCAAGTTTGACAAGGAAGTCGATTTGAACAAATGCATTCTGCCCTATGTTAAATTCAACAGCGATGAGTTGAACGATCTGCTGAAGAAGGTGCGATGGACGGTGGTCAACGATAACAATAAACTGAAATACAACGTCACCTACCGGGGCTTTCGCTACGACTTTGGCGTAGGTGGAATTCACGGATGCATTACGCCCGGGGTCTATGACTCTGACGAGGAGAAAATCATCATCGACTATGATGTGAAATCCTACTATCCTAACCTCGCCATTCAAAACGGCTTACACCCCAAGCACATCCCCAAAGATGTATTCATCAATGTGTATCGCAAGTTATTCGATGAAAGGGTCGAGGCTCAAAGAAAAAAGGACACAGTAAAGGATGACGGCTTGAAACTCAGTTTGAACGGGGTGTTTGGAAAGACAGGAGAATCAACCAGTGCCTTCTTTGACCGGTATTATTTCTACAGCATCACCTTAAATGGTCAGTTGACTCTGGCGATGCTTGCTGAGTGGTATGCGGATGGGGTGCCAGACATTGAAATCCTACAAATCAACACCGATGGTATCACCATACGATGCAATCGATCAAGCGTAAAGACTCTGGAAGCCATCAATAACAGATTCATGAAACTCACTGGCTTAATCCTTGAGAGCAGCGACTACAAAAAGATGGTTATTTTTAACGTAAATAATTATTTAGCCGTTTCGATGAAGGAAAAAATCAAACGAAAGGGTATCTTTGAAACGGTAAAAGACTTTCACAAAGACAATTCATTTTTAGTAGTAGCCAAAGCATTAGAACAATACTTTTTAAACAACATACCAATAGAAACAACTGTAAAACAAAACACCAACATATATGATTTTTGCGGAAGATATAAAGCGACTAAAGGCTGGCATGCCGAGTACAACTACTCGAAGGAAAACACAGTTATTACGGAGAATCACGGCAAAGTTCTTCGGTTTTACTCGACAACGAAAGACGGGGGCACTTCGTTCAAAGTATGCGAAGACGGACGAGTACACCACCTTCTAGCCAACCAAAAAACTGTCTTGTTCAACCGGTACTTTAGTGTACCCAAGTTCGAAGATTACAATTTGCATTACGAATTTTACTTTCGTGAATGCTACAAAATCATTGATGAAATCGAACCTAAACAATTAACCTTATTTTAAATGCCTACCGTAGCAGAATTTACCGCTGAGATATTGGAGTTAGTAGTTCACCAACTGGAACTCGACTCCTTAGAAACGAATCGCATCATTCGCGCGATCAATAGAAATGTCTTTTACCTAAAGTATAAAAATCGTACGCTGAATCCTATCACTACCAAACCCCAACGACCGAGCATGATCATCGTCTACAATGTACTGAAAACGATCGATAGGCAGGTCATTGATTGTGCGTGCACAGTACACATGATTTCCATATTGGATTTCTGTGGCAACAGAAGAAAGGAAGAGTTTGTAGATTGTCGAAGGCAGGTCATGTATTATATGAGGAACGAACTACACTACACCTACGAAAAGATTGGCACGATCTTCCGCAAAGACCACAGCACAGTGATTCATTCGGTAAAGCAACATGAAAATTTCATGCAGTCTTCGAAGCACTATGCCAAAGTCTACGAGAAGGTAAAAGAAGATATCCTTGTTACCGTCGTTCCACACGAATCTCTTTCCACACCCTAACGGCTCGGCCGTCTACCATCTCAATGAACGGGATTTTCTTGACCTCTAACTCGGGTCCAGTATCCCGTTTACCTTTTTCGATGATCTGTCGGTGGTAAATTTCTGCTGAGACCATAGCATCCACGATATCCGTGTTGTCTACTAGGTAAAGTTTGGCCTCTTCAATGATTTCCATAAAATAAACTGAGTCCCAGTACTTTCTTAAGTAATCGATGATGTATGAGTTGGCTCTCTCTCCTGTATGATCGTTCTTATACCATCCAAAGGAGCGTTCTCCGCTAACGAAAACCTTTCCCAGTAGCGATGGTCGCTGTGCCAAGAGATCGAGTCTGTTACGCTGTTTATAATGGTCGAGGATTACACCTCCTCGGTTTACTTCAATCATCACCTTTGCCTTGCCATAATAATCTTGAAGCAAGATGTTGTTGTGCATGATGATATCTGGGTCCAGAGCGCGCTCTTTGTAAATAGCAACGTAGCGGTTGGTGTCTAAATTCTTCACCACGATACAATTGTCAGAGCCATCATTCAACTTCGACGAGACGAATGGAATAGGATCCATGCCACAGATATATTTGTGAAGCGGGTTGAAGCGTTCCAGAATCAGAATCTTGCCGTTTTGTACTGGGCTCACCTGCAACTTTTCGTTTACATCGCGCGACAGGTTACACTTTTCTATTGGCGGGGGGCTTCCGAGAATAATCCTTTCTTGCTCGTTTAATTTAGCCATCACATCCGCAGGTAAAGCACCCTTTGCATTGGCACTAAATACTTCCTGGATATCCAATGGATACTGTTTGATGAAAGAATCCAAGAAACTCTTATCCTCAAGTTTATTTAAGTTGTCGCGGGTTCTCAGAATCCACTCAGTAGCAATCTTTTCATCACTCCATCCATTAGGACAGAAGTTAATTATCTTTCCTGTTTCCTTACCTCTTCCATCAAGTTCTGGCGCCGCCGTAATACCCATCCATCCCGGCAAGAAAACTGTAAGCATCTTGATCGTTTCCGCATTCCGCCAAAGTTCTGCTCCTTTCTTCTGACCTATCACCGAAGATTCCCCGGCACTTCCTCCCATAACAATAGGAGCCACTTTCATGAAACCTTTCTTTGTTGACGCCTGTGCCGAACGATACACTACATCTGCCTTAGGATGAAGAAAGAACTCATCCAAAAAGATATGCATCGCACGAAACGCTTCCAATGACTGAGGGCTGTCCACCGTGTCACGGGTAATAATCTTTGAGTCAAGTCCAGAGATTGCTCCTGTCTTTTGATCCAACTGACCCATATGCAGGTAACCGCTCTGACGTGTACTAATAACCGAAGGTCGGATGTAATCGTCCAATCCATCATAGATTACACGAGTTTTATCCTTGAACATTTCCTCGAGTCGCGTTTTATCCGCGGAGGTGAGCAGAGAAGTAGATCCGGGATTCGTCAATGATATCCAAACAGGAATCACGCCACCAAAGGTCAGAGACAAACCTGCCTCACGTCGTTTGGTAACCATCAAATCCCAATATGTATTTCGGGCTTCGTCGTAAGATTGGTAGATCAAATCGTCCAAGTCACGCCAAATAGGTTTGATTCTGAGACCCGTGGCTTCCTTGATTGTAGCCTGACTCAGAAAGAAATACTGAGCACCCGTCAATCCAAATCGGCCGGTGCGCCAGAATTCCATCTCAGTGTTCCACCAGATATCCTTTTCTTTTCGAGTAGCATGTGGGCTAATCAAATGTTTAGCCGCCCAATCCTCGTAGACAAACTTTGAACTCTTCTGTTTAGTTAGGATTTCCATTATTTTTTCTTACCTGCCATGCGATCGATAAACGATACTTCGCTATCGACTACTTCCTCGGAAGGATATGCCTCTAGTTGGGCGAGTTTCAGACTCTTATTGATTTTATCCCCTGCCTGTAGCAACTGGAATAAAGCCTTGTAGTAAGGGTCATCTAAATCAATCTCTTTGCTTTTTACTGCATCCATCAACTGACGGGATGCGGATACCAAAGTTCCATAGAAATCTTTGGCTGGGTCAAACATCTGAACTTGAATGCGTTCAATCGCTTCGTCCTCAGTTATGTTGACCTTTTTGAGAAACGCTTTTAGTTTGTCCATTTTTTATTTCAGTAATTGTTTTCTTCAACTGTTCAATTTGTTTTTGAACTCTGTTTGCTTCGATAGGATTTTGCTGTTGGTTATAGTAATCATGCCACGCTACCAATTCCTCTAGTTTTTTAAATAGTGATTCTAAGTTATTCATTTTTATTCATCTGATCGTATAGTTTATCCAAATACCACTTGGCTTTAGCAATGTCTTCTAAACCATTCTTTTCCTCGCATCTCCAAAGATACTTAATAATATTGCCTGTGCAATAGGCTTCTAAGCCTGTTTTGTTAATTGTAGCCGCCTCGATCGCATCAATGCACTCTACCTTCCCGTTCTTATAATAAGCGGGATTTACCTTTTCTTCAAAACTCATGTCAAATAATTAACTTTAAAATAAAAAGTACGGTGGTTCCAATAAACCCGTACTTGTAAAACTTCATTGCCTGGTCCTTGCGATCAATGACCCCGTTTAAACGAACGATCTCGTACTTGCAGGTGTCCAGTGCCTTTTTGTAATTTGGAACGATTGTGTCCTTGTACAAACTCAATTGCTGACTGTCTAATAGAATGATGGTCTTCAGACTTACCACTCTCTCTCGAGCCTTTATTCCTTTGAGAAATTCATTATTCAACTCCTTTAAGGGTAAGCTGTCTACTGATTGTGAGTAGATATTTTGTGCCATCAATGTCAGGCATAGTGTCAATAGCAATTTGAATTGTGTCATATTTTAAATTGAGTTGTTCGTAGACTTTGTATTCCTCGTGCTTCAGCCGGTCTAGTGAATCTATTTTGCTGAATACGACTTCGTTGTGCTTTTCAATTGAATCCAAATAATGTAGGATTTCACTTTTAGTATCTGGCTCCTTCTGAAAGAACATCTGATACCCCAGCAAACCAATTAAGATCGCCAGTAAAATTGGTGTAAGAAACTTCATGATTTGTGCTTATAACTGGCAACGGCATAGCCCAATAGCCATAGAACTATACAGAAAATTACTCCAAATAAAAACCCTTGCGTCATTTTTTCTTTGCTGTTTTTGCAGACTGGATGAATGCTTTGTTTGTCGGAGCACCTTTTGTCCCCGGCTTTCTCATCTTCTCGCCACTCCCGGCTGCAATACGCTTCTTCTTAGCGTTTATGTTGGCGTACAAACCCTTTTTCATCCTTGACCTCTATTTGCTTTACGATAGTTTTTACTTGACTTGAGTTTGCTGTTTTTCTTTTTAGAAACCACACCCGGGCGACTACGCTTGGCTTTTGGTTTCCACTTCGCTAATTCTTTTGAGGGTTTTGCCTTGCCTGCCATTACTTTTTCTTTGGTCTTTTAGAAGCACTTATTGCTATAGCGAGAACTTGTTTCTTACTCCTTGGATTTTTACCTCCAGGTTTTGCATAAGCCTTGTTCTTTTTCATCAGTTCTCTGGCGTTTTGTGAAACACTTTTCCCGAGTGGCATTACTTTGTTGATTTAGCCGTTGATTTCTTAACGGGCATGCTTTTGCTTTTTGCTTTAGTCATTGGTTTAGCTGAAGCAGGTTTGGTTGATTTCATACCGCCAGTCTTTGCTTTTTTTGCTTGTTCTCTTGCTTTGTAAGTTGGATAATATGGGTTTCTTACCATGCTATCCATTTGCTTTCTCATTGTTGGCATAATATCAACATCAAGACCACTAGAGAATTCCATACCTCCCACTTTTTTAATAGGGGCTTTGTTGAGTTTAGCAATATTTTTATCTAAACGTTTTCCAACACCCTCAAATTGAACTGAGTCTTTAGCCGTGTAACCTTTCTTTGGAGGCGAAGGTTGCATTTTTTTGGTCGATTTATTTATAACTTTTTTCATTACTTCTTTTTCATTTTTGGAAACATCATTTTTCTTTCTTCTCAACCTTTTTGCCTTCCACTTTCTCGTGCTTTTTCATAGCGGGTTTAGAAGCATATTTTTCCATTCCTCCGTACTCAGAAATCTTCTTAGTAGCGGCTTTTTTTATTGCTTTTTTCATTTCTTTGGTTTGTTTTTCTTAACTTTTACTTTGCCACCTTGTTTGGGAGTCTTGGCATTCATCTCCATTAACTTTTGCGGAACAAAATTACAGTTAAACATTAGCACTTCCATCTTTTACGGGCCTGTCTCAGTCTTGAATTAGGATCTGAGGCCGCCTTGGGAAAATCTTTCATCTGCCCTGCACTACGAGCACAATAAGACTTGCGTCTTTTTGCATCTTTACTCCCTGCCTTTACCTCGCCAGTCACTGCGGTTTTTAATTTAGAGCCAGGATTTGCTTTTTTATAGGCTGCTACGCCCTTTGCCGTCATACCCGCCCCCTTTTTAGTAGGGAGGTAGTTGGCACTTTTGCCTTTTGTAGTCTTCGGTATGGGATTATCCTTCGCCATCAGACTTCTTTCCGAAGAATTTGTCAGCACTAGCCAAACCCAAACAACCGAATGCTAAAGCAGCAACAGCGTTCACCAATGATTCAGCAGGAGCAAAGTGAGCCTCAGTAAATGAGTTTTCATACATGGTGATGCACAACATCAAACCAGCAACGATTCCTACGAATCTCTTAGACGATGGTTTGCCCTTTTCGTCAGTAAACATTCCGCTAATAAATCCAATTAATTTTTTCATATATCAAAAATATAACTTTGAATTCAATTTACAAATTATTTTTTGTACAAACGGTAGTACTCAAAATCTGATTTTCCACCATTTTTTCTGTACGCTAACCACTCATCATAGATCGGTCCCGCTAACTTGGCCTCTTCTGAAGGGGCAGTAGTTGTATCTAAGCCAATTTCCACCATGCGCTGTACGAAAACTTCGTTCTTTTTTTCCATGACTTCTACTTTAGCCTCAGCGTTTACTACCGCTTCTTTTAACTCTGCCTTTTCTACAACTTTTGTTTCTACCAATTTCTCCCCTTGCTTCTTAGCGACAGATGTAACTTCAGAGGCCATTTTCATGTTGCTCTCGACATTTTTCAACATCTCCTCAATCTCATCGACATTGGGAGAGTTTAAAGCCTTTACCGGGAAAATTAATTCTCCTAGCAAAAACAAGGCGCAGAATATAATTAGTACGTGTTTCATAACTTCTTAACAGTGTTGATGATTCTCAATTCAGTAATGGCGGCAGCGAGGGCGGAGTCAGATTTCTTTAATGCTGAACTCATCCTGTCTACCTTTATTTCCAATGCTGTGATCTTTGCATTTGCATTATCAATCTGTGCTGAATAACTGGTCTTTACATCGTAGTACAAATACGAAACAGCAACTAACATACAAAATGCTACAGCAGCAATCGGGTTCTTTTTGAATTGTTCAAACGAAACCGGCAACGCGTTGGGCATCTTCTTAATGGCGGTCATTGCGTATAGAAACTTAAATGGTGATCTGCTCTACGTTCTCAGCGCCATAAATGACAACCAATGCATCGTACACTGAATTTACCAATAAGTCTTCTGCCGGGATAGTCTCGTAAGAAACAACACTCAACTCAAGGTTTGAGAAGGTAGTGTTGAAATCCTCGATTCCTTGGATGGGGGCTTTGCCTTCTACTATCGATTGGGTACTTGCGTAAACAAGTGTTGCAATCTGGGCAGGGATAACGCCATCTTTCTGGCTCTTAACATCAGCGTAGCCTTCGGCTATTACAACAACTGATCCTGATGGGATGGTCAATCCACTCGTGAGATTAACCAAGGTATTTATTTGTATGGCTTGCATGGTTCAAATATAATTAATTTGTTGGAGGAAATGGTGGTGCAGGTGGCGCGATGTATTCACCCTCTGGCAGAGTCAAAATCCAGTTCCATTCTGTGTTGTTTACGATGTCCGCTTTGTCCTCCTGTGAGAGAAATAAGTACCAAACACCATTGATGTCCGCTACGCAATTAAAAAATTGGTATTCGGTGTAATACTGACCTTGTACTTGTGTGTATTCTGATTCTGTGAGTGTATATCCTATTGACATAATTTAAGATTATTGATTATTTCTTTGAATGTATTGCTGTCAT